CAACTTCTTAACCACACTTTACTTTTTACTGTTTTTATGTTATAATGAAGTGAATATAAGGATAAATTATGGATTTAGAAAAACTACAAGAAATGGCCGACAAAGACTTGGCCATTAATGAAACTGAATTAGATTTAGAATCCCTTAAAACACCACAACTACATAACAAGTATATGAAACACTATACAAAGTTTAAGTTGATGTTGACTAAAGCGGAAACGGATTATAAACAGTTAAAAAGACACAAGTGGGAATATTACACAGGCAAATCAGACGCACAAGTCTATGCCGAAAAACCATTTGATTTAAAAATATTAAGAACAGATGTTGACAAATACATTGAATCAGATGATGATTTAATTAGAGGTAAACAGAAAATTGAATACCTATCAGCTTGTGTTGATTACTTAGATAGAACAATCAGACAAATATCAAATAGAACATTTACTATTAAAAATGCCATTGACTGGCGAAGATTTACTAGTGGTGCTGTGTAATGTTTTTAGAAAAAATTTATCATATCAAAGAGAGTATTGTACCTCATAGTTTTTGTGATAGTATTATTTCAGAGGGTGAGTCACAAGATATTACTGAAGCTAATATAAAAGATGGTAACAGTAATAACAGAAGCTCTAAAGTATCTTGGTTAGATAATAAAAAATTACAAACATCTTTGAGTAATCTTGTTCAATTGGCAAATGATGAGAGTAATTGGAACTTTTCATTGAAGGAGTTTGAGCCTTTACAGTATTCAATATACAATGTTGGTGACCATTATGATTGGCATATTGATAGTCATAAAAAACCATATGATAATGGTTTAATTAGAAAGTTAAGTTTTACATTATGTTTAAATGATGATTATGATGGTGGTGATTTTAGAATTAGTCAACCACATCCTAATCCAGACAAAGTTATTGTTGAATCGTTTAAACCTAAAAAAGGAACTATGATAGTTTTTCCTAGTCATATCTGGCATAAAGTCGGTGAGGTGACCAAAGGTACAAGGAAATCATTAGTAGGTTGGGTTGTGGGTAAACAATGGCAGTAGTTAAGTATATTGTATTAGAAAAGAAAGATGAAGTAAATCTGTCTATAGAGGCAGAGGCTGGTATTCGTAGAGATTTATCTGAATACTTTACCTTTGAGGTACCAGGTTTTAAGTTTATGCCTCAATATAGAAATAGAGTTTGGGACGGAAAGATAAGATTATATTCTTATCAGACAGGTCAAATATACGCCGGTTTGTATCCTTATATAATAAAGTGGTGTAAGGATAATCAAATAGAAGTTGTTGATGGTACTAAAATTAAAGATGTTACAGTAGATGAACAGGCCGTTGATGGTTTTATACAAGCATTAAAGATACCATTTGATGTAAGAGATTATCAAAGAGGTGCGTTTATTCACGCAATTAAAAAGAGTAGATGTTTATTGTTATCGCCTACAGCAAGTGGTAAATCACTTATTGTTTATATGATAACTAGATTTAATTTAATTAGATTAAAGAATAAAAAACAAAATAAAGTATTAATTATTGTACCTACTACATCATTGGTAGAACAATTAACAAAAGATTTTAAAGATTATGGTTGGAATAGTGAAGCTAATGTACATAAAATATATCAAGGACATGATAAAGATACAACTAAAAGAGTTGTTATATCTACATGGCAATCAATCTATAATCTACCAAAGGCATGGTTTAAACAGTTTGGTACTATAGTAGGTGATGAAGCTCACTTATTTAAAGCGATATCACTTACGAAGATTATGTCAAAATTAACAGATTGTAAGTATAGATATGGTTTAACAGGTACTTTAGATGGTACAAAAACCCACAAATTAGTATTAGAAGGATTGTTTGGTACTGTAAATAAAGTTATATCTACAGCAGAGTTGCAAGATAAAAAACAACTGGCGGCCTTGAAAATATACGGTTTGATATTAAATTATGATAGTGGTAGTAGGCAAATGTTAAGTGGCTTAAACTACCAAGAGGAAATGGATTTCTTAGTAAAACATGAAAAGAGAAATAAGTTTATAGTTAACTTGGCCTCTAAACTACAAGGTAATACATTATGTTTATTTCAATATGTAGAAAAACACGGTGCCGGATTATATGCAGATATAACAAAAAAGGCAGAGGATAAAAAAGTATTTTATGTTCATGGAGGTGTAGAAGCAGATGATAGAGAAAAGATTAGAGAGGTTACGGAAAAGAGTGACAATGCTGTTATCGTGGCAAGCTACGGAACCTTTAGTACCGGTATTAATATTCGTAACTTACACAACATTGTGTTTTGTTCTCCTAGTAAATCAAGGATAAGAAATTTACAAAGTATTGGTAGAGGATTAAGATTAAAGGATGATAATTCAACGGCCACATTATACGATATTGCTGATGACTTAACATACAAGGAGAAAGAAAATTACACACTTTCTCATTTCCGAGAAAGGATAAATATATACAATGAAGAAGAATTTGATTATGAAATCCATAATGTGGAGTTAAACAAATGACAAACATTAAAATAGTTAAACTAGTTAACGGTGATGATATTGTTTGTGCTTTCCCCTCAGACCAATTACCTGAGGATTCCAAACTATTAAGAATATCTAAGCCGTTTCAGGTAAAGTATATTCCTCAGTTAACACCTCAGGGATTTAAGGATTATGTGGCTCTAGTTAAGTGGACAGCTTATACTAGTGACCAAATTATTACTATTCCAAAAGAAAAGATAATGACAATCACCAATGCAACTGGTGAAATGCAAACTTCTTATGTCAATATAATCGGCGAATATAATGTAGTTGATAAAGTTCCAAATAGAATGAAGACCCCTAACTATGAACAAGAAAGAGTGAGTGATGAAGATGATAAAAGAATTAATGAAATCTTTGATGATTTCGAAGATGACCCAACCTTCCATTAAAATTAAATATAAAGTATCTTTAAGTAAGTGGCTTAGGAGGTATCTCTATGACGGCAGACACCGTCTATTATACTCATATTTGCCACAGAGTCAAGCGTGGTTCGGCCATTTAATAAAAAATAATTATGTCAACCTAGGCTTGACTATTCCTAAGGATAATGTATAATGACTACTATGACTAAAAAAACAAAAACTCAAAAAGAACATTATGTAAATAATAAGGAGTTCCTGGCAGCCATGATAACATTCAAAGAGAGTGTTATATATGCAAAAGAGAACAATAAAGAAAGACCTCCTGTTACTGATTACATAGGTAGTTGTTTCTTAAAGATTGCGAATCATCTATCATACAGACCTAATTTTATTAATTATACTTTTAGAGATGATATGATATCAGATGGTATAGAGAATTGCTTACAGTATTTGGATAACTTTAATCCAGAAAAATCTAATAACCCATTTGCTTACTTTACACAAATCATTTATTATGCTTTTATTAGAAGAATACAAAAAGAGAAAAAGCAAGTAACCATTAAACATAAACTAATAATGGAAGCTAATTATGATGACCTTACATTGCAACCAGGTGAAGATAGAGATTTTAAAAATCAATTTACTGAATTCTTACAAAAGAATACCGTTATAGACGAACCAGCGAAAAAGAAGAAAGAAACAAAAAAGACTACAAAGAAATCGAAATCAACCTTGGAATATTTTATTAATGAAGATAGCGTTACTGAATGATACACATTTCGGTTGTCGTAATGATTCACCCGCTTTTATAGAATACCAAAATAAGTTTTACAATGATATATTCTTTCCTTATTTGAAAGAACACAACATTGGAACATTGGTACACTTAGGTGATGTTGTTGACAGACGAAAATTTATAAATCACAATACAGCCCATAACTTTAAAAAAGTTTTTTGGGATAAGTTAGATGATATGGTCATAGATACCCATATAATTATTGGTAACCATGACACTTACTATAAGAACACAAACGAGGTCAATGCTTTACAGAATCTTAATATTAGTCAAAACTCTAAAATCTATACCCGAGCAACTACTGTTAACCTTGGGGGTCTTGATATATTGTTTCTTCCTTGGATTTGTGATGACAACTTGGATGATAGCGTACATGCTATTGACAATACCAATTCGACTATTTGCATGGGTCACCTTGAAATTAAAGGCTTTGAAATGCACAAAGGCGTATATAATGACCATGGGCAAGAAAAGAACCAATTTACAAAATTCGAAAAAGTCTTAAGCGGACACTTTCACAAAAAATCAGATGACGGCCGTATCTTTTATCTAGGTACTCAATATGAAATTACATGGTCAGACTATCAATGTCCTAAAGGTTTTCATATCTTTGATACAGAAACAAGAGAGTTAGAAAGAATAATTAATCCTTATCGTATGTATAAAAAAATATACTATAACGATAAAGAACAAAACTATTCTAATTATGACTTATCAGAATTTAGTAATACATATGTTAAGTTATTTGTCACTAATAAGACAGATGATGATATGTACAACAACTTAGTAGAAAGAATCTATAATACAATCAATGTACATGAACTACAAATTATAGAAGACCCTATTGATGTGGCCTCTACAGTAAGAAGTGACATATTAGAACAAGGCGAAGACACACAAACATTTTTAAATAATTATATTGACCAGGCTGATACTGGTGAATTAGATAAAACAAAACTAAAACAGTTTGCAAGAGAACTTTATGGTGAGGCAAATGAATAGAACAGTAGAATATAGTAATATACCTTTTGGTCCTTATGTTATGAGAACTAAAATTGATGAAGATATACGAATAAGATTATTAAAAGATGGCAAAAAAGAACTAAAAAGTTATCACAAAAGACTAGCTGGGCATTTAGACACACAACTAAAATATAATGATGAAACTACAAGTTGGTTTTATCAGCAATCAAGTCCTATATGGCAAGCGTATAGAGAGGGCTGGTCTAATTGGACAGGACATCCAAATGAATCAGTAGAACTAAATGCTCACGATTTATGGGTAAATTTTATGAAACCTGGCGACTTTAATCCTGTACATACACATGGTGGTGATTATTCATTTGTTATATTTTTAGATGTACCCAAAAAACTTATAGAAGAACAAGACGCATTTGAAGGCACATCAGCTAAACCTGGTTCATTAATGTTTGAGTTTACACAACAAGCAAAACCAAAATGGGCAATGACAGGACAAACATTTAGACCTAGTACAGGCGATATGGTTATATTTCCAGCACTATTGCAACATTGGGTACTTCCTTTTAAATCAAAATGTACAAGAGTTAGTGTATCAGGCAACCTTGAAATATTAAACAGGCAAAAACTATCAAATGATTTCTTTTAAACGAATAAGATACAAGAACTTTTTATCTACTGGTAATATACCAATTGAAGTAGAGTTAGATAAAACACCAACTACATTAATTGTAGGTAGTAATGGTAGTGGTAAGTCAACACTATTAGACGCCTTATGTTATGCTCTGTTTAACAAACCATTTAGAATTATTAAGAAAGACCAGATGGTCAATACTATTAATAATGGTGACACACTTGTTGAGGTGGAATTTGAAGTTGGTACAAATCAATATATGATTAGACGAGGTATTAAACCAAATCTATTTGAAATATATCAAAATGATAAGCTTATAAACCAAGACGCAAGTAGTATAGATTATCAAAAGTACCTTGAACAAAACATAATGAAACTAAATTATAGGTCGTTTATTCAGGTTGTAATATTAGGCTCTTCATCATATGAACCGTTTATGAAGATGAAACCAAGATATAGACGAGAAGTTGTTGAAGAAATTTTAGATATAAGAGTTTTTGGCTTAATGGATTTACTTTTGCGTTCCCAACAGAGTGATTTACAAAAAAAGTTGACGGAGGTGAGGCACCAGGCGGAGTTAATAAAGACCAAATACGAAACTGAAGCAAAACATCTAAAGTCTTTGGAAACGCAAGGTAGTGACTACCAGACACATAAACAAAATTTACTAGATAAAAACACACAAGATACAGCTAATTATGAAACAAAGATACAAGAATTGAATGAATCGATAGCCGTATCAAAAGAAAAGGTAAAAGACAAACTAAAAGTTGATATGAAGTATAGTCAACTACAAAAACTAGAAGCCAAGATAGAAACAAATCTATCATCACACAAAAAGACATTAGAGTTTTTTGAACAAAACGATAACTGTCCTGTATGTACACAATCTATAGACAAATCTTTTAAGGAGCAAAAATGCAACCAAGAACACCAAACCATTTCGAAGCTATCAGGCGGCTTGCAAGAGCTCGTAGAAGAACTTTCCAAACAAGAGGAGAAAGTAACGCAGTTTGGCCGGATATCAAACAAGATACAAGAGATGAATGTGGACATAGCCAAGATACAGACAAGTCTGGAAAACATAAAGAAAAGTAGTGACCAGATACATAGAGATATATCTATGGCACAAAATGATGATATTGATAGTATTAAACAAGAACTAGTTGATATGTCTGAACAACTAAAGAATGCTGAAGAAGATTTAAATAAGGTATCTGAACAAAAGAAATATGTAGATATATTAAGAGAAATACTAAATGATAAAGGTGCTAAGGCACAGATTATTAAGAAGTATCTTCCTATAATGAATCAGTTAATTAATCAACATTTACAATCTATGGACTTTTATGTTAACTTTAATTTAGATGAAGAATTTAACGAAACAATAAAAAGTAGATTTAGAGATACTTTTAATTATAACAGTTTTAGTGAGGGTGAGAAAATGAGAATTGACTTGGCCTTACTTTTTACTTGGCGACAAATCGCTAAGATGAAAAACAGTACAAATACAAACTTATTAATGTTAGATGAAATATTTGATAGCAGTTTAGACGGCCAAGGCATGGACGACTTCTTTAAAATTATCAAACAGTTTGAGAAAGAAAACATCTTTATTATATCTCACAAAGGTGATATACTATTTGACAAGTTTACGAACATTATCAAGTATGAAAAATATAAAAACTTTACGAGGTTACAACAGACATGAAAGAACTAAAACTAATACCACCAAGCGACCCTAGAGTCAACCATGCAATTGCACCATTTGTTGACGAAATGTTAAAAGATGAAGGTTTTGAAAACAGAAAAGAACTTGCAGAAGCTATGAACTTTGCAATGGAAAAATATCAAGGTATTGGCTTATCAGCAAACCAAGTTGGTTTACCTTTTAATATGTTTGTAGTGGGTGGTCATCCACAAATAGAAAAAGGTATGAGATTATCTTGTTTTAATCCTATGATTATTGAAGCTAGTGAAGAAACTATAATGATGAAAGAGGGATGTTTAACTTATCCGTTTTTATTTTTAAACATTAAAAGACCTAGAAAGGTTACTTTAAAATATACAGATGAAGATGGTGCTTTAAAAGAAGCAAAACTTGATGGTATGATGAGTCGTATTGTTCAACACGAATACGACCATATGTTAGGTAGAAACTTTACAGAGAAAGCCAGTAAGTTAAAGATTGACGCAGCTATGAAAAAGCGTGATAAGATGTTGAAAAGAATAAAAAAG